GCGCATCATCATCGGAATCGCACAGAGACTTGTGTTCGAGCAGAACACTCCGACCGTTAGAAATGGATTCGTTGCAGACGCTTCGTTCCAGCTCAGCCTCATTCAGGCACAGGCCGGAGTCGAGGCTTTCCAGGTCGTGATGAATGAATCAAACAACACACAGGATGATGTCGATCTCAACCGCCTCAACGGTCGAATCGTGGTCGTTCCGACGAGAGTGGTGGAATACATCGCAATCGACTTCATCATCACAAATAGTGGCGTGCAATTCGTCTGAAATTCGCCTTCAGGCACATAGTTAGAAAGAAATTGGGAGCAGATAAATGGCACAACTGAAATTCGGAAGCGCAGGCGTAACGGCAAGAGAGATCGACATCTCAGGTCCAACTACGCAACAGCCCGTCGGCATTCCAGCAGGAATAGTGGGTACATCTCTGAAGGGCCCGGCTTTCGTACCAATCACCGTCGGCAATCTTTCAGACTGGTACTCCAAGTTCGGTCAGACAGATGGAAAGAAGTTTGGACCACTCGCAGTTGTTGAATGGCTCAGAAACGCTCAGTCTGTTACCTACCTCAAGGTCTTGGGAGTCGGTGACGGAAAAGAGAGAGATACTGTCACCGGCGGCGTCACCAGTGCAGGCTTCGTCGTCGGAGAGAAACTTCCGGGAACAAGCGGCGTCCTAGACAACAACGATTACGCTGCTGATGGCGGCGCGCTTGGTCGCCTTTACTTCCTCGGATGCTTCATGTCGGAGTCTGCAGGCTCGACATTCTTCAGCGACGCAGGACTGCAAGGCGCCGGTTCGGTGACACCAGGCGTCAACACAGCGCTTCCGATCGTGAGAGGCGTCGTGATGGCACCTTCGGGCGTTCTCTTGAGACTCTCGTCCTCGCACGGCTCAGACAGCAGCGCACCTTTGGCCACGACTCTTGGACTTGATTCAACAGCAAAGGGTGATGCTCTCGGTGCCGTCGTCCTCTCTTCTGGTGGCGTTCCAAAGCAGGAGTTCGTCCTCTTGCTCAACGGTCACAAGGGCACAGACGTACGTCATCCAAATGCCATAACAGCTTCTTTCGATCCCACTTCGGCAAACTACTTTGCCAATGTGTTCAACACAGACCCAGAGAAGATTCAAGAATCGGGACACTATCTCTATGCTAACTGGGACGTCCATCCTTCGCTTGCTGTCGTGACAGGTTCTGGTCTCTTGAACACGCTGTACGGAGCAGGATCGGTCATAGGACAGAACAGCAGAGAGCCTTCCGCATTCATCCTCACGTCTTCACTCGGAAGAAACCAGAGCTCTGCAACAGTTCCCAACTACGAAAACTTTGAGGACAGATTTGGCCATGCCGTTTCTCCTTGGGTCGTCTCACAGAAGTTCGGTGGCAAGGCACAGAATCTCTTCAGACTTCACGGCCTCGACGACGGCGCAGGAACGTCCACCAACTTCAAGGTCTCTGTCGAGAATCTCGTAGTCTCCAACGACCCATTGAACAAGTACGGATCGTTCGACGTTGTCCTTCGCCAGTGGGACGACAGAGACCAAGACAAGAAGGAAGTTGCAAACGAAGTCTACAGAGGCGTCAACCTCGATCCTACCTCAGACAGGTACATCGCCAAGGTCATCGGCGACATCTACGCCTATTACGACTTCGACAGAGAGGAGTCCGAACAGAGACTCGTCGTCGAAGGTAACTACGAGAACCGCTCAAACTACGTCAGAGTAGAAGTTGCTGAGGAAGTCGAGAATGGATTCGTCGATCCCACAGCGATTCCGATGGGTTTCCGTGGAATCGACCACTTGGTGACATCAGGATCGTCTCCAATGCAAAGCGTATTGGGCGCTGACGCTTCTGTCCTCGCGGTCGCGACAGCTTCTAAGAGACTCGTCACTCCACCACTCCCCTTCAGGTTCAAGATCACGAACGGAGAAGAGTGGTCGACGAGAGAGACCGTCAACTCCAAGTTCTACTGGGGAGCTCAGTTCGAGCATCCTCTCACACTCGCAAAGAAGAACGACAATACCGTTGCGAACGCCTCGCTCTCCTCATTCGCCAAGTTCTTCCCGAGCTTCGCAGTGACCGACGCGAAGTTCGTAACGGGAAGCAACCCTGGTCAGGAAGACTCTGCCAACTTTGGCGTGATCGACTCTGATAGGTTCTGCAACAACTTCTTCACACTCGAGAACGTCCAGGTCGTCACAGGATCCAACAACCTCGCTGATCCGAACAAGTGGACCTACGCTGCTTACTGCAGAAGCGGCGGTGCAGGAACCAAGTTCTCTTCACAGATCTCCTCTGTCAGCAGTGGAGACGAAGCGAAGGTCAGGGCATTCAAGACCGACGACATCAACACGAACAGGCAGTTCGCGAAGTTTACATTCCTGATGCAGGGCGGTTTCGACGGCGTCAACATCTTCGACGCAGACGAGAGAGCCATCAACAACAAGGCCGTCACAGGCGACATGACTGACTCCGCGCGCGGCCTCGAGAGGGGACCAAACGTGAGAGCATACGCCAAGGCGCTCGAGGTCATGAAGAACACGACCAACGTTGACATCCAGCTCCTCGCAGTCCCAGGCATTCGCCACGAGATCGTCACCGACGCAGCAACTCTCGCAGTGGAGGAGAGGTTCGACGCTCTCTACGTCATGGACATCGAGCAACTCGACGAGAACGGAGACATAGTCTACGTCGACACACAGCTTCCGTCGGTGCTCAAGACGAAGCAGTACTTCCAGGACCGCTCGGTCGACACCTCCTTCTCTGCGGCGTACTTCCCAGACGTCCTCTACAGAGACCCGAAGGGAGTCAACCTCAACGTTCCTCCCTCAGTCCTCGTCCTCGGAGCCTTGGCTCTGAACGACAGAGTCGGACATCCGTGGTTCGCTCCTGCAGGATTCACCCGCGGTGCTCTTCCTGAAGCTGCTCTCGAGCCACGCGTCAGGCTCTCACAGAACGACATGGACAACCTCTATGACATCTCTGTCAACCCGATCGTAGCCTTCCCTGGTGCCGCCCGCAGCGGAACCAATCCGAACGGCGGCATCGTGGTTTGGGGTCAGAAGACACTTCAGGTCGCGGCTTCCGCGCTCGACAGAGTCAACGTACGCCGCCTCCTCATCGACATCCGTCGTCAGGTCCGTGAGATCGCTCAGACGGTCCTCTTCGAGCCGAACCGTGAGGCGACCCTCGCGCGCTTCTCAGCGGCCGTCACACCGCGCCTCCAGAGGATCCAGCAACTCAGCGGCCTCGAGAGATTCAAGGTCGTGATCGACTCCTCGACGACGACGCAAACAGACATCGAGAACAACACAATACGTGGTAAGATCTTCGTGCAGCCCACGAAGAGCATCGAGTTCGTCTCCCTCGACTTCGTGGTTGCGAACAACCTTCAGCAGGTTGCTTTCAACCAGTGAGGAACAGATTAAATGAGAATAACACGTAACCAATTAACCGATCTCATTAATGAAGAGATTTCTAATGCCCTCCTGGAGAGTCAGAACAGACGTCTCCTGGAGGATGCCATGGATCCCGCCGACTTTGAGTCGACGATGTCGATGGACGACCTTCTTTACTTTGCGAAGAAGTACGCGTCCCTTCCCAACGACATGAGAAGGAATCTCGATCTCATCCTCGACGGCCGCGGCGAAAGCGTCACAGCCGAAGAGGTCGAAGAACTTCAGGATCAACTTGGTGGTCACAACGACGAGCTCGATCAATACCTCGAGGAAGCTCACAAGGCAGCCCAGATGTACGACGACGAGGACGACGGCACTTGGGCAGCCGCAGTCCGAGTGAACCGCTGATTTAACCAACAATTTTTGACAGACAGAATACTTAGAAAAGGATAACAGGAGAACACCATGGCCGCAGAGACACTTGACGTCACATCAATGATTCCAGCGAAATTCGAGCCGAAGCGCAAGAATCGTTGGGTGCTTATGATCGAGGGCATCGATGCCTACATCATCAAGACAACGGCACGTCCTACTATCACAACGGAAGAAGTTGAAGTTCCCTTCATCAACTCACGCCGTTACCTCGCAGGCAAGACGACCTTCGGAACCATGGCTGTTACCCTCCACGATCCGATCGCTCCTTCGGGTGCGCAGCAGGTCATGGAGTGGATTCGCACCCACTTCGAGTCGGTCTCAGGCCGCGCAGGTTACGCCGACTTCTACAAGCGCGACATCCAGCTCAAGATGCTCGATCCCGTCGGAACCGTGGTCGAACTCTGGGACATCAAGGGCGCGTTCATCACCGAGGCCAACTTCGGGGAAGTGACGTATGACGACGGAGGACCGACCGAGATCTCGCTCACGTTGCGCTTTGACAATTGCGTGCTCCAATTTTGACTCTTTACTTCGACAATCGCGTCTTACAGAAGACGACATGGGAAAAGGCTGCTATGGCAGCCTTTTCTTTTTTATTTTGTACAATTTATTATCGAAGTTTATAGTTAATTGTATGAAGTGTCCTACATGTGATTTTCAATACGAAAAGATTATCTCTCTTTCAATCCACTATAGAAAAGTTCACAAAGGTACTGCAAAACAGCTTCGCATTGACTTGTTCCACAATGGAAAGGAACCTACTTGCGCATGCGGTTGCGGAACACCAACGAAGTTCATGTCAGTAGAAAAAGGATTCACTGAATACGCTTGGGGACATCAGGCGAAAATTAAGAACAATTGGGGACATAACGAAGAAGCTCGCTCAAATAGTCTGAAAAAACGCCGCGAAGAAGGGCTATGGAGCAAAGATCCTTGGAATAGAGGCAAGACAAAACAAAATGATTCTGAATTTGCAAGGATAGCTGAGAAGGCATACGGTAACGAAAAGTTTAGATCGGATCGATCAAAGACCATGAAGACATCTTGGGAAAGTGGTGCGATCACTCCCCTCACCGGCTCCGCCCACTCCCAATGGCGAGGCGGCACCTCTGCCCTCGGTCCCCTCTGCAGGTCGAAGATCTATCGCACATGGTCCTTCCCAAAACTCCAGGCCGCAGGCTTCAAGTGCTCTCGTTGCGACACCACCAGGGACCTCGAGGTGCACCACGACGGAGAGAGATTCGCAGAGATCTTGCACAAGGGCATCGCGACCCTCGGCGAACCGGGCGAGGACTGGGACCGCAAGGAGTGTTTCGCTGAGTGGGTGGTCTGGTACCACGTAGCGCACGACGTCTCCGGGCTCGTCCTGTGCGCTACGTGTCACGCAGTGGAGCACGGAACTCAACTCACGGAATCTTGTACTTCGGAGATGCTATTGTGAAAGAGCTCCGCCGCCGCCGCCTGCAACCACGAGATACTCGAGAGATGGCGGTACTGATCCGCCTCCACCTGAGGCAGAACCTATTCTTGTTGATCCCTTGATGCGTGTAGAAGCGTTTATTGATATCGACATATCCTGCCCCCGGTTAATTATTTTTATCTGGTAATTGAAGCAACCAGTGCTTCTGATTATATCCCGTATGTTGCACGAGAATCATTAAAATTTTGCGCGACTTGACGCTCGCCGAGCGCCACGTTGTACACCTGGAATTGGCCCAACCGCATGCTTGCATAAGTGCCATCACCCATGTTGGTGACATCTGTTGCTGCAATTGCATAGTAGATCCCAGCGCCACCCTCGATTGGGTTCTGCCTCGTGAATGTATTGGTGCCAGCCGCCGCGCCATTAACGTAGGCACGCAGTGTGGTGCCATCATACACAATCATGAAGTGGTACCAATTGTTCAGGGGAGTGGCAATTGAGGAAGTGATGCTGCCTATTGATGTTCCATTCCACATACCAAACTTCATTGTGCCGGCCACCATCTCCATGGTGGAATTATGCCACCCTGCAGCGTTAGGAAGTGATGAAGTTCCAACCTCTGAGAGAAGCACACCGTTATCCATTGGGTAAGCCCACATTGAGATCGAAGTGATATCTGATGTGACTTTCGCGGACAGAGACGTGTTCGTGATCAGAGCATCGTTTGTACCATCGAAGCCGAGGTATCCGCTGCTGTAGGTAGGGCCGTTGTAGAGCGTAGCATTGCTATTGCCCATCAGGTCGGTCACTGTAGCTCCGCTTCCTGGGTAGGATGCAATGTTGCCAATGTCATAGTGAAGCACGGGCAAATAGCTGACTCGAGGACCACTGAAACCGCTACCGAACCCGTCACCGCCTAAGTTGCTGCCAAATCCGTTAGATATTGCCATATTTAACCGACGCCCTGGAAACCGTTCGACCCTGTGATTGGAGTCAGCATCTTTGCGGGAATAAAAGTAAGACCTGCTAGGAGCGTGAATGTGTTCGTGGCCCCGCTGCTACCAGAGATGAAGATCCTGTCCGTTCTCAGTTCTCCTGAAAACGAGTCCGAACCGCTGAGGATGAAGTAGTTGGAGTTTGCTGCAGTGAGACCCTGTCTAGTGAATCCTACAGATATGACGTTAGAGCTCGCTGAAGTGTTCTTTAGCGTGATGAACCGTGTTATCTGAGGAAAGACTATTTCCCTTATTGATCCAAGAGATACTGTTGAGGAAGTCACGTAGGGAGTCGCAGAGATCTGGTAAGCCGAGACGTATCCTTCGCCTTGTGTTGGATGATTTAAAGCCATATTTCACCTTGTCTTGTTAAATATATCCAATTTCAGACAATCATGAAGTTTACATAGAACTTTCTTTTGATTATCTTTACGGGAGGAGTATTATCTCAGACATGTCAGACGATAGAGAGCAGAAGAACGCAATTTTCACATCGCAGCAGGTACCCGCCGGAGTCGACCCACGAATGCCGAGGATATCTCAGGCAGAAAAGGTAAAGGCTGATTTCGGTCTAGACATTCCTCAAGAGGTAGTTCCTCTCCCGTCTAACGGCAAGGCATATCCACAGGACTCTTCGCTCCACGGCATGGAGACAGTCGAGATCAGAGCGATGACAGCTCGCGAGGAAGACATCCTTACGTCGAGAGCACTCCTCAAGAAGGGAGCGGTAATCACTGAGCTCATCAAGTCGTGCCTCGTCGACAAGTCTGTTAACGTACTGGACCTCCTCAGCGGCGACAGAAATGCTCTCATGGTTGCGATCCGAATCACTGGGTACGGTCCTGAATATTCAGTAGAAATGGAATGTCCGGAATGTGGTACGAAATCTCCTCATGATTTCGACCTCAGCTCTTTACCCATCAAGAGGCTTGAGATAGATCCTTCTGCACCTGGTATGAACCTCTTCGACTTCACTCTTCCTTACAGCAAGAACACGGTCAAGTTTAAGTTTATGACGGGACGTGACGAGGAAGAGATGACTCTGATGTCTGAGAAGCAGAAGAAGCTCGGTCTTCCAAATGACAACAACGTCACGACAAACCTCCTTTATGCCATCCAGTCCATCAACGGAATCGAAGACCGCGCCAAGATCGCCAACTTCGTCAAGATGATGCCGGCTCGAGATTCTCTTGCTTTAAGAAATTACATCCGTGACAACGAACCAGGCATTGAGATGAAGCAGGAGACGACTTGCAGCGCTTGCGGCCACTCCGAGGAGGTGAGCATGCCTCTCGGCGTCACCTTTCTTTGGCCTTCGGCCGGAAGATAGAGAGATACTCATAATGGAACCCGCGTTCCTCCTGATGTATTACGGAGGATTCACGTGGAGGGAGACGCAACACATGCCTGTCTCTTACAAGCGGTGGTTCATAGAGAGAATAAACAAGGAGCTGACACGGTCTTCCGATGCAGGACAGACTCGAAGCCGTGCAGCTCACCAAAACACTCCTGACGTAAGGTCTCTTCAGGGAATGTCGAGAGAGCAGTCTCCATCAAGACTTAGGAGATTCACCTAAAAAGTCGTCATCTTTTTAACTTTCTTCTTATTTAAAGAAGCGAGAGGTAGCATGGAGAAGACCGATTCTGAGAACGAGACCCTGATTGAGGGCGCCTATATCAATCTAACAGGCAAGATAATGCTTGCGTCCCTTGGAGCGTGGCTCGTCGGAAAGTTCGTCAACACAAAGCTGAGAGGCAGTAGAGACGAGATTCAAGCTGTAGCCAACGCGCTGATGGCATCCAGAAGGTTCCAGGACGAGTTGAGGAGCCCAGGCGCCACAGTTCAGTCTGTCATGGACAAACTCCGTGTGAAGCAGATGTCAGCCTCTGAGTTCGAGAGAGTACTCGGAGTCCGCTGGCCTCTCTGATGGGGGTTGAAAAATGGCGGAGGATCCTAAGAAAACCGAATCTGCGACAAAGGCTGCCCAGGATCTCAAGGCGGCGGCCGATGCAA